GTCGCAAGCATGCGAGCGGGTGCAAAATGCTGCGCGCTAATTGGGTCTTAAAGTTTCACGACACGTTGCCAATTGCACCACAGGCAAAAGAACGGCCGCGCACAGTCCGATCAAAAAACGGCACAGTGCGCACGTTTACACCGGAAAAAACGAAGCGTTTTGAAGATGCGGTTGCAAGCTGGATTGCGTCCGCGTTTACTGTGCGCGCTAAACCGTTGACGGCAAAAATACAGCCGGTGAAGTTAGAGGTTTTGTGTGTGTTTGCACGTCCGCAAAAGCTGTGCCGAAAGGCAGATCCGAGCGGCTACATTTGGCGCACCGCAAAACCGGACTGCAGTAACCTTCTAAAATCAATCGAGGATGGCATTGAAAAGGCAAAATACATTGTGCACAACGACTCGCAATTTGTAGATGTGCACATCCAAAAGGTATACGGCGACAAAGACCAAACGCCAGAAATTAAGGTGTGGATATATACACTTGAGGGTGACGGATGAAACAATGGGAGCCCATACCAATTGCAATCATTGAAACTGTGGACAATGAGCGCAGACTAACAGACGGGCCCGCGTCAGCTTTGGATGCATTCGCATACGCCTGGTTGAAAGCGCAACGGGGTGCCCCACTATCGCAACGGCAGTTGGCTGCATGGGCTGGTTGGTCAAAACGCAGAGCGGCCGACACGCTAAACGCTGTGCAGCAAGCCAATGCAGATTGGGTGGACCAAAAACGGACCAAAACCGCACCGCCAGTGACGACACAAAACGAACCACCTAAACCCAGCAAAAACAAGGACATACAACAAAGTGCGGACCACAAACGGACCACAAACGGACCAAATCCGGACCAAAAGTGCACCGATCGCGCACGTGCTTCTTTACACAATTACACAACACTACAATTAGATAGTAATGTCGAAATAAGCGCAGAAGAACAACAGCCAAAGACGCCAAAGAAAACCGCCAAACGTGGCAAAAACATTGGAACAGAAGCAACGCGCAGTTTGTGGCAAGAGCTGAACGAGCGCAGAAAGCAACGCAGAAAGGGTGCAAGGGCTTTAAAGCTGACACCGGAAATCAACAGAGCACTGCGCGAGGCTTTGAGCTACGCAAAACCTGACGAAATTCTGCACGCCTACGATTGGTACAGTCAAAGCAACGCCGCAAAATGGTGGCAGCAACACGACTGCGACCTTTCAACGTTTTGCCGCAAAAAACACCTGGGTGCATTTATCAACAATTCTGCAGAATGGACGCCAGAAACGGACCACAGCACCGGCAGCGGTTTTGATATTCTCGACTTGAATGCAGACCAGTTTGATGCAGACGGGAACGTGATACATTTTCAAAACAACAGGGGCAGCAATGGCAACAAATGAAACTGTACGACGCATGCTTGAACGCATCGCCAGCAACTACAGCAAACACGACAAATGGTTGGATGATAATTACCCGACATGGGCAAACAGCTTGCAGAAATACCCCGACAAAGTGGTGATACAGGCCTGCAAGAAGTGGCTTGCAGAGCATACCAGGGCGCCAAACGTTGCAAACATACGCAACACCATCGCAAGCTTTCCAAGCAAATATGAGGCACCAAAGCTGCAAGGGTGCAAACGTTGCGCAGGTTCTGGTCAAGTCGAGGTTGCGCACCACAGAAGCGATAAAAACGGCCAAAAACAGCATTGTGACACCTATGCAGCAGCTTGCACATGCCCGGCAGGCGTCAGGCTTTCAAACGGCGCATACCAGCCCTGGGAGGCTTTTGTTGATGCTTTGCGTGCTGACCCATGGACTATTGCCGTTTATCATTCATCACCTGACCGGCCGTTTTTGTCAGAGCTGGAAAGATACACGCCAGAGCAAATAACTGCGCGAGAAATGCGGGAACCTGTTAACCTTGGATCGTCGGGGTTCCGGCATATCCGCTAACCATGGCGAAAAATGGGCCGAAAAACAAAATGCACAGCAAAAACAATTGCCCGCGTTGCAGAGGGTATGCGCATTGGTATGACGGTTGAATTAGCCGCACAATACGGTGGGATTGGAAAAGATACGTTCTACCGTTGGTTGAAACTGGCAAATGACCCAACTGCAGACAAGGTTTTTTCGGACTTTTCAGACGCAATAAAAGCTGCAGAAGCAGACAACGCAGCCCGGTGTTTGTTGGTTATCGACGACGCTGCTAACGACGGTTCATGGCAGGCGGCCGCGTGGATGCTGGAAAGGAGGCACAAATACCAAAGGCAGGCGGCCGTTCAGGTTGAAACCACAGCAGAGCCACAAATGGAAATTGTCGACACGACTGCTGCAGACGGGCGGGCAATGGTAATTGAACACGTTGCACAACTCCCAGAGGATTTGATCTTGGCTGCGCTTAACTTGAAAAACGCCAGCGAAGCCAAGTGAAATTTGATCTGTCTTTGGTTGCGCGTGTTGCTGACCAGATAGCTAACGATCCGTTGTACACATACGAACACGCACAGCCCGGTGATGGCGGCATGTCACCTGCACAACAAGCGGTGCACATGTCGCAGCATCCCAGGCGCCTGATGTTAGGCGGCAATCAGATTGGCAAGTCGGTCGCAATGAGCGCAGAGGCCTGGTGGTTATCGTTGGGTCGTCATCCGTTCCGCGCATCGCCCGGGGCTGGTTCGCTTGGGTGGATTGTATGCGCAGACCTGCGCGCAGGATGGCCAAACATATCGCGCAAGATGCGAGGCCTACAACCGCCTGATGTGTTGGATCCACGGTGCAAGTATGATGATGCACGCGGGTATACCTACATGGGAAGCAAAATGGTTCGGCTGCGCAATGGTGCGTTAATTGTTGGCAAGAGTGGAACGCAAGAGCTTATCGCATTGTCCGGTTCGACCATTGACTGGCTTATTTTTGATGAAGTGCCAAAACAGGCGCATTTTTCAGAGGCTCGCAGCCGTCTTGCCGTCAAGGGTGGCCCGTGCCTGATGGGACTAACGCCGATCGGGCGGCCGGTGGATTGGTTGCGCAATGCTACAACTGGCAACCCAAAAACGGGAGAGGAGCCACGTGAAAGCTGGGATGTGCAGCGGATTATTTTGTCTGCCGAAAATTGCCCACACAGAACGCCAGACGACATAGCCGCGCAAATTGCTGCCTATGGTCCATGGGAGTATCAGCAGCGGGTTTTGGCCAAGTGGGAGGGTGTAAGCGCGGAACGATGGATACCAGGATTCACAGAAGCATGCGTGTTTGATGATGAAAGCGCACCGCAAAAGGTGGAATCTGTGGGGCTTGGTTGGGACCATGGCGAGCGGCCCGGTTCGTCCGTTTGTTACCTGGTAGCAATGAGCCGTGATCGGTTGTTTGTGTTGGGTGAGGTTGTAAGCAAAGAACGCAACACACCAAAAGAAGAAGCACTTGCAGTTGCGCAAATGTGCGCCAAGTGGGGCGTCAGCTTGCAGCACATAGAGCACGCCAGAGGAGACAGCAACAGTGCCGGGCGTATGGGTTTAGGTCTATCGGTGAACGATATGCTTGAACGTGCCTTTGCGGACATTGTAAAAAGCAGTCGTGCGCCGTTTTCGATTCGGGTGCCGTACAAGGGCAGAGGCAGCATCAAAGCACGGGCGCGCATGTTGAACGCTGCAGCACTTGACGGGCGCTTTTTTGTGCATCAGGATTGTGATGCTTTGATTCACAGCCTGCGCCATTGGCGCGGAGAAAACAACGATCTAAAACACCCCTACGATGCAGTGTCATACATTGCAGATGTGTATCTGCAGGCAGACCACGGTGCGGATAATGGTAGGCTAATTGTAATTTGAGGAGGCAAAATGCCAACAGCAAAGAAAACAAAGAAAGAAGAAAAACCGATCGAACCTGGCTCTGTGTTGATAGTTAAGCTTACAAAAGGTAAAAAGGAACCGAAAGCACCGGCCGGTGTTAGCGTTTGGGTAATGGAAGGCGATCGAATGGTTTTGTCAGTAGCCGAAATGCACGCACGTGGTTGGGTCAAAAGGAAGTATTAATGTACAGCGCACCCAGCCACATACAGCCGGAATCAAACGAGGATAAAGACCGATGGCGAGAGCAGGCGTTGCGTTACCGGCTGTTGACAGGTGCACACATCGAAGATCTGCGCGATGAGCTGCGCAAACTGTTTGCCCGCGAAATTGCTGCAGACCTGGAATTCCACCCGGATATGAGCCGGAACCCGTTGCGCATGATTGTGCAGCAGTTGGCTAACCTATACCAGGAATCACCAAAGGTGCGCACTGATGATGCAGAAGCGGACCTATCGCCCATTGTGACGCCGCGTCTTTGGCCTCTGCAGCAACAAACGGAAATGTTAACGCTCGGAATTAACGAGGCCGTTGTCCGTGTAGACTGGGAGTGGTGGAGAGGCGCAACACATGCAACCTACCGCCCAATTTCGCCTGATCTAATTGTTGCAAAACCTGACCCAGCAATGCCAGATCAACCGATTGCAATTGAGGAGTTGCGTTCACGTGTAAAGCCTGACACCGGCAAACAGTGTTGGGCGTTTGATGTGTACGACATCAGCGACCCACAAAACCCAGTGTTTCGCATCGATGCTATCAGCGACAAAGGCAGCCGATACGATGCAACAAGCGAATTTGCACCTGACCTCGTAGGTTCGTACCCATACATGCACGATGGGTTACCGGTTTTGCCGTATGTCATCTACCACAAACGGATCGGTGCAGGTCTGTTCAATTATCGGGATGGAATAGAGCTTGTGCGCGGTTCGTTGCGCCTTGCTGCGCTGTGGTCGCACTGGTGCGATGGATACCAGAACTGTGCACATCCGCAGCGGTATGCTTTGGATGTCGACACCCAAGCAGGTGTTACCCGTTCGATTGGTGGTGTATCGGTTGACGTTGTACCGATTGACCGCAAATCTATTTTGAAATTTCGTTCTGCCGGACCTGGCACAGGCTCAATTGGTGCAATGCAGCCGTCGATGGAGCCACGCAGCGCGGCAGAGGCCTTGCGCACGTATGCCCACGGGCTTGCAATCTATGCGGGTTTGAATCCCAGCGACCTGCAAACGACACAGGCACAGAGCGGGTATGCAATCGTCGTAGGGCGCGAAGGTATGCGCCGTGTAATGAAAGCACGCGAGCCGTCTTTTATGGCTTCTGATCGTTTGCTTTTGGCAACGGCTGCAAAGCTTGCCAACAGCTACGGTGGGCACAATCTACCAACAGAACCGAGCGCATATAGCATCGAATACAGAGGAGCCAAAGAAAGCGACACAGAGCGCAAAGCAAAAGCAGAGCTTGTGCGCGCAGAGCTGGATATGGGCTTGATCTCAAAGGTGGATGCATTGCGCGCCTTGCATCCGGAAATCGAAAGCGACGAGGAAGCAATCGAACGGCTTTTGCGCGTAGAACGTTTGCAGCAAATTCTAACTACATCGCCGGCAGATGAAACAACGCCGACAGGGGATTAACAATGAGCGAAGAAACGACAGCACAAGCACCCGTGCAGAACGGTGCACCCAAAACGCACAGCAACGGTGCAGAAACGGCACAGGTGCCCAGTTTCCGATTGCGCGAAGAAAGCGACCGACGCAGAGCGGCAGAGACACGGGCGCAGCAATTGGAACAACAATTGACGCAATTGCAGGGTGAATACGA